ATCTCCGTGCCCTTCTCTTGATTCATGACCGCCTGGTACTCCCAACTGCCAAACTGGCTGTCCCACGCCGCCGCGAATGATTTCTTGGCGTGTTTGGCCCTGTTGATCTCGGCCGAAGTTATGACTGGTCTTATCTGACCCACTATGGTTTCCGGCCCCATGTTCAGTGCCCTGATCACACTGGGATATAGACTGTTGATGTCAACGGATCCTATCCAGTCGTGTATTCCCTTTTGTGGTGTTGCCACGTGGGCTCCTGCCGCCGGTTGGTTTTCTTCACCGTCTTTCTTGTACTTCCTGCCCGGTACCTGCATGCCTCTCCTGTGTGCTTCGTTCACTATGGCCTGTTCCGTCACTGCCACGGCGCCCATCGTTGTCTGTAGTAGTACCGTGTTCTGGTGTGCGATCTCGTTGGCCAGTTCTATGAACTTCAATTTCTTCTCCAGTTTGGCCAGCAGTGCAGTGTCCTGTCTGTTGTATTCTATGAACAACCCAAAGTCGTTCTTGTACAAGTTATCCAGCGATCCCTCATAAACTGTTTTCCTCTCATCTAACTCGTGTTCACCAATTGCGTCCAGTCTGAAACTGTGTCTTTCCTCATATGTGTATTTCCTGTATAGTTCCAACAGGTCCAAGTGTACACGTCCCACGAGATCAAAACTCAACTGTTCCCTGCCATACTTCTCGAATACCCTCTTTCTGGGCTTTTCACCCCAAAAGCAAAGACGTCTTGTGTCGTCTGAACTTAATACTTTTTGTATCCTACCCACGGTGTATGGAATGTCATATCCCTCACTGTTCCAACCCGACAGTATGTCTGCGTCCTGCACCAGTTCTAGGAACGCATCTAACATGTCTTTCTCTTTTTCAAAAAGCATCGTGTTGTCAAATCTCTTTGTGAGCTCTTTGGCGTCGTCCATGCTGATGGTCTTGGGAGGTACTGCGAAAGTGACCAGTTGGTCCGTCCAGCTCATGTAACAACTTATGGCAGTTATGGGCATGAACGGATCATCTGTTGTTGAGTAACCTCGATCGGGATCGAAGTCCACTTCAATGTCGAAAAACATCACATTTAATTTGGGCGTCTCCTTGCCCAAGTAGTTCTCTTCCAGACACCTGAACACGGGATTTATGTCATTCTCGTACAGTTGTTTGTTGGATCTTATTCGTTGTTCTTTTATGAATTCCTTGTGTGTGGTACACTGCACCCTCTGTAATGGTGCACCGGTCATTGACCTGTGTTTGCCCCTGGCGTCCTCGTAGTAAAACACGTACCTGGCATCATACTCTGTGAATATCCTGCCCTTCTTGGGATCACGTTCTACGACGTATATCTTGTCCTCATCCTTTTTGTATAATGCGTCGATGTAACTCATAACATTTTTATAAGTTTATTATAGACTAATTCGTTGCCTTCTTGTGACAAGTGATTTATTAATCCTTTGTAATTCTCTGTAATGGTTGTCCAATCACCGTTCACATAGTCTAGATTGCTTATGTGAATGTGTTTTACATCACCGATTAACTTATCACATTTGTCTACTAAAATTTTGTATATTTCATTGTAATAGTCAAAATCAAAATGGTATTTGAAATAATTCTTCGCAGATATCAAACTCTCGTTATCTTTATTCCTTTTTGCAAAGTATTCTACATCATTGGCAAGTAAGTCACAGTTTTTGTGTAATACATCATTATTATGTATAGGATGGCTATGTGTATGAACTCTGTATGGACTTGTATATACTGAAATCACAGCATCAAAATCTTTTACAGGGACACTTTGCAGTTGTTTGTAAATCTTGTATTGTCCAACACCGGCTTGAGCAAGATTTGTTGTGTCGTGGTGTTTTGCTATTAAATTTGGCCAGCCAAGATAGTTGTCGTATTTGACTGTCCAGTCGGCGGCAAAACTGTCTCCTACAATTAATATTTTCATCTTACCACCATCCTGCGGCCACACCGTATCCAAATATATTAACACAACTGAAGTAGAAAGTCAAAATCATCACCCATGCCGCGCCTCTCCTGTATGATGCGTAACACTGTGTGGTCGCACCAACGAAGAATGCCGGATACACTATGAGCATGTTGGGGTCTCTGGCAGATATGGCTAAGGTGAGACTGGCCGCAACCGTGAAAACGAAACTGACGAGTTCGAAGTAGAACGCTGTCCTGTCACTCTCAAAACTACGAAGCCAGAATGATCTGACCTTGTCCAACATTAAAGTTTGCCGGCCGTGTTAAGTATGCTTTCCAGTGTGTCCATCTCGTCAGCGATGTTCTGATAGTTGCCCTTGTGTGCAACGGATATCGCCTTGTTGATCAGTGCTGGTTTAAGTTCTAGTTCTTCTGCGATTGCTTTTACTGTGTCCTTTAATCCACCTTTCAAGTCCTCTACCTCACCTAGCACCTGTGAGCCCTGGGATATGATCTGGATTAATTTTTGCTTTTCAGCGTCATTGAAGTTTCTTACTGCCATTTGTTTCTCCTGTTGTTGTCCAACAAGTATATAACAGATTTAGTGTGAATGCAAATTATTTTTTCAATTGATTTTTTATGGCATCACAGATATTTTGGTTAGTGATACATCCGGCATGCATTCCGTCTCTTGCGAGATCCACTAATGTAAAAAAGTTTAATTTTTTTACGTGATCCTTTCCAGGCAAATTCAACTTGGTAAAAAAATATACTAGCATATCGTGGTTAATTTTTTTTAAATCCAACACCATGCCAGAGCCAAACAAATGTATGATATTTGAATTTAATTTTTCAACCTGACTAAAGTTATGAGAAAAATTTTTCAGATCTTCTTCAATGCCAAAGTCATACCTGTCATAATGCATATCTATTCCGTTTTTCCTTCTCCTACTCAAATAACTCCACATTATAATTATATTTGTGGGTTTGTATCTTTTGTCTATAAATTCGGCCCTTAACCTGATTGTGTCATTACTAGTCCCTTCTTGACCAATGTTTAGACATCTTTTTTTTATTTTTTTTTGGAGCACCTGTGGCCATGTGTCTTCAAAAGGCAGTGCAGTACCTAGTGTGGCACTATCGCCCACGCACCAGACAACATTTTCAAGATCGATCGGCCATTCGTCGTCACGATATCCGTGCGTGTTAAACTTGTATGTGATATCTTTTTTATAATTTTGGAAATATTCTTTATCTCTACAGCGTTCTAATGAGTCACTGTTCCCCATTTGCTTTAGTATGCGATGAGGCCTGGTTATTTTCATGAGGTCTTGAAACTGCCCGTTCATCTTACATCCTCTGTCATTATAATTATTACATCTGTCATTATAACCATCACAACATTATATAACAGTTTTACGATGAATGCAAACTATTTCTTCTTGGTGGCAACGTTCTTGGCTTTACCACGTCTGTTTGCGTTGGGATCTTTTCTTCTCTTCCTGCTGGCCGCGGACTTCCTACCTTTTTTGCCTAGTGCGTGTGCTTTCGATCTTGGTAAGCATTTAGGTTTTCCTTCTTTGCTGGAACCCCTCGCACAGTCTCCCCTGATCTTGCCATCAGGACCAAAACGTACCCATTTGTCCTTGAACCATTTCTTAAGGTCCTCGTTCAGTGATTCCGCGAAAACTAATCCACCGCAGTTCACACAGAAGTCCACGTCCTCTTTCTTGACGCAGTTGGGCACACGTTTGCCGAACATGGTCTTCATGCCCTTCTTCTCGTAGCCTTTCCAACACTTCTCCGTGATTATCTCACTGGCTCTCATTATTTCTTGCTGTTGCCCCAGTTGGCCGCACCCTTTTTACGACACTGCACTAGTGCACCACTGGCGTAGGCCGAAGGCCATACTTTGTATCTTGATTTTACTTTGTGATAACAGGCGTCCTTCTTCTCTGCCAATTTTTCAAATTCGGCTTCTGATATCCCTACGACCTCAGTGATACGCATGTTACCACTTCCTGCATGACCAGTATCTGGCCTTGGTCTTTGGTCCTGGGTTGGCACAGTTGTGACGTGCCCTGAAACTCTTTCTTGCCTTTGGATTTGACTTCCTGATCTTCATGGTCTTCTGTCCGGCCTTTCTCGCTGAACTTCCACCGTGTCCAAAATTTACTTTCTTCACGTTTCCGGATTTTGGATCCTTCACGTACACTTTGAATTTCTTCACATCACCACGCATTGGTTTGTTCAGTGGCACCTTCCTGCCCCTGTACTCTGCGTCAAACAATTCCGTCTCATCTTCTGGGAAACCCAGTTCACCGAACGCTTCGTAGAACGCATCATCGTCCTCGAACGTCATCTCGTCCGCTTCCGGGAATGGTTCGTAGGATTCCATGCCTGTTGACACGCCAAGCATCTTCATGGCCTTTGTGATCTCGTCCTCGCCTATGGAGTCCACGCCCATGATGTCCATGAGTTCTTGTTTCATCGCATCTGTGATTGGCTGATTTGCTTTTTCGAAATCAACATCAGGTATCTCCTCTGCGGAGCCGGCCAATGATTCTGCATCATTTGGATCAATGTCGGGATTCTGGTCCGCTATGGCCTGTCTCGCCTCACCTGCCTCCATGCCGTCTGTGGGCACACCCGTCTGTGCCATCTGCATGTAC